CGCCAAAAGCACGTGTAGGCAGGTGTCTGCAAATCTCTGCATAACGCGGTAAATTTAAGCAGTTTCATATGGTTAGCTTCACGGTGCTCTAGTATTTCACTGCAATGCTAGGCAGTTCAACGCAACCTTCTGTATGAAACCTGTATGAAATTCACTCTCAAGGATATCAATCGTTTACCCATAGGCATCCACTGCTACGATCGAGGGGTCTATCTTCGCGTCACGCCCCGCGGAATGTCGTGGCTTATAAAGTACAGCATTAATGGTCGTCGCCGTGAGCTTGGTCTGGGCGGGACGGCTCAGCCTATCACGGCAGTGTTGGCGAAAGCCAGCCTAGCTAAGGCACAAGTCGCGCAGGGTATCGACCCGCTCGAGCAAAGAGCTGAAGTACGGGCAGAACAAAAGCGCGCAGAAAAGAAAAAGCAAATGCCCACGTTTGGGGAGCTCGCCCCGGAGGCGCTCGAGCATGTTCTAGCCATGCGGCAGTTTCAGGGCAAATATACCGCCACGGATTGGAGGCGTTCGCTTCGTAAACTTGCTGAGCGGTTTGGCACACAAAAAATCGATGCAATCACACGGGATGACTGCGCCGCCGTGCTGCGAGAGGTGTGGACCACTAAGCCGCGGATCGCAAGAGATTGGCAGAGCCGCCTGCTGGCGGTGTTCGACTACGCGGTCCTGAAGGGGTGGATTGAGAAGAACCCCGCCGTGTGGAAGAACAACCTCGACGCAGTGCTTCCAAGTCGAGCCGTCGTTTTGCGCGGCAAGCCCGAGAACCATCACTCAGCAGTTCCCCCGGAAGAGCTCCGACGGGTCGTTCAGCGGCTATGGCAGGAGGATACCGTTAGCGCGCTCTGCGCTGTCTTTGGCTGTTTGACAGTCGGCCGTGCATCTGAGTTTAGGTGTGCTCAGTGGGACGAGATCGATTTAGATGCCGCGACGTTCACTGTCCCCCCTGCCCGGCGAAAAGACAAGAAACCGTACCCCTTCGTCGTGCCTCTGTCTCGTCAGGCGAAGGCGCTGCTGTATCGGCTAGATACATCAGGCGCATTTCTTTTTAGCTGCCGGGACGGCAGGCCATTAGACCTTGCAACGGTGTTAAGAATATTCAAGTCCACCACGGGTCAGCCCATCACGACGCATGGGCTGCGATCGACGTTCGCAGATTGGTGCGCGAAGAACGAGAAAAACTTCCTCGTCTCGGAGAAGTGTCTGATGCACGCAGTCGGTAATCAGGTATTCAGAGCTTACCAACGTGACGATTTGCTCGAGCAGAGACGTGCGCTTCTTCAGGAGTGGGCGGACTACCTGCTGCCGGAAGTTCGCTGATCCGACAACCCCGCCTTTTGGCCTTTTTAACAGTGGCGTTAAATTGGTTTAAAGGCGGGGTTCTTTTACTTTTGAAGCGTGCTTACGGCGTCGTGCTTAGCTCCGATTTCGAGAGCCAGGCTTCGACCTTCTGAAAGTAGATCGACACTTTCTCTGAGTAGCTTCGTGCACGCGGCAAGCTCGGTTCCGTCAGCGTCTTGGGCAAGGGCTTCGGCTCTTCGCAGGCGACGCTCGAAGGACTGGCGCATCCGCTCAGCGTCAGCGCGAGAACGATCAAGATCGCCGCTGACAGAAGCGGCAGCATCCGCAGCGGCAACAAGTTTTGCATAGTCCTTTCTCCCTTGTGCCGCACGCGCTAAGGCCTCTGACTTCTGCAGCTCGGCCATCTCCGCGTCGGCCTTGTTGTCCCTCACGCCATACCCTGCGGCAAAGCCGACGGCCAAGAGGGCAAGCGCACCGACGGCCTGCCAGTTCACAGTTCGATGCCTTCGATCTTGGCTCTGCGGCGCATCGCTCGAACCTGAATACCCATGCCTTTTACCTGCATGAGATACAGATAGCGGGCGCAGGCAGGCACGAAGCCGAGTGTGCCGGCATCCCATTTCTCGAGCATGTCGAAGAGCTTGAGCATGCGGATACGCGTCTGGTAAAACTCCGCCTTAAAGCGGTCTTTGTAGTCCTCCGACTCCATCAGCTCCACGGTATCCGCGAGTGTCATCTTGCGGATGCGGGCATCCTGCTCTTCGACTTCGGGAGAGATGTAGTAGTCGTCTTTGCCTTTCTTTTCTTTCATGATTAACTCCTCATAAGTTCAGCTTCGGCTTTGCGCCGAGATATAAGTCCGGGAACCCCACCGTTGGTGATGTCAAGAAATTCTTCGGCGGCCCCGTCGTAGTCTTTTTCGTTCAGCGCCCGCATTAGCTTCGGGCATTTACGGGTAAGACCGTCAACGCCGATGTTGTATGCAAGGGATACGAGCGCGATGAATTGGTTCTCCGTAACCGGGACATTGATATAACGGGCAAGCCGTGAAGCCGTGTCCGTCAAATCTTCAAGCAGCCACTGGGCCGCCTGCTCCTTGGTGCAGGTGTCACCTTCATGCACGCCGTTGGTGCGGCCATAGCCAATCGTCCACACACCCAGGGGGCACTTATACGCAGAGGTTCTCAGACCCTCCCAGTGCTGCACGAAGGGCGCCGCCGCGGAAGCGAAGTGTTCTAAAAAGTTTTTCATTTGTGGTGCTCTTTGTCTTCAAGCCCGACTGAGTCAAGCTTTTTATCAACGGCGTTGGCGAGCCGTTCTTCGAGGGAGAGGAAAAGCTTCCTCAGCGTTGGCGGCAGTGCATCTCCGTATCCGGCCCGCTCGATGTTTTCTACGATCGAGCCGAACTCCCCGCAGCAGTAGGCGCAGAGCACAACGGATTGAAAGACTGGGAGATCTTTGAGCACGTACCAAAAGCTAACATCGAGGCCATGCGCCAAGATGATGATTGCGAAGGCAATGCCTTTCTTGAACATGCCGGCGTACAGCACTTTCGAAGAAAAGCCGGTCGTCTTAACTCCCGCCCATACACCTGTAATGAAGTCGGCGACAACAAAGATCGCGAACCACCATGCCAGCGGCGCGACTGACTGGAGCGTTGCGCTCCATATCAGTCCAAGCCAACCGCCAAAAATCGCCAGCGCTCCTTCGACTGTTCGCGGAAGGAGATCCTGAAACATGCCTTACCCCACGAGAGCGTGGAGATACCACCCGGCGACACCGCATACTGCGGACGACACAACGCAGACAGACACCCAAAAGACGCGCACCTTGCGCCGCGTTTCGGTATCAAGCTGACCCTTCTGTTCAGCGAGGTAGGCTTCGGCCTTCTTGCGGACGGTGCCGCCAAGACCATAGAGCACGTCGTTTGCTTTCATGGAGCTTCTCCCAAAATACCACGTGCTCTAGCCAACCATTTTAACCTCCTTATTGTGCTGTTCTATCGGCTTGAATGCTTGCGCCAGAAAACGCTCCACATCCTCACGTCGCCAACGCGGCCGGCCGAACACATATGCAGGCGCAGGAAAGCGCCCGGCCTTCACGTGGCGATCGACGGTCGAAACGTTGACGCCTGTCAGGGCAGCCACTTGCTTTTTTGTCATTAGTTCAAACGGCTTCATGACTGAGCCTCCTTCTTTTTCTTCTCAAGCAGGACGTCCATCACGTCTCGCTTGGTCTTTAATCGTTCAAGTACCACCTCATCCATCGTGTCTTTCGCGACGATGTAGTAGACGTAGACCGGCCGTTCGTGCCCTGCCTGCTTCTGGCGAGTGGGGCCGATGCGTTCGATGATCTGGTCGTGGTGCTCCAAGTTCCACCCGGCGCTAAAGAAGACGAGAATGTTTCCGCCGTCCTGCATCGAGAGACCGTGACCGCACGACGCGGGATGCGCCAGAAGAAGGGGGATCTTCCCCGCATTCCAATCGCGCAGCGTCTTCGGGTTCTTATCTAGCAGCTTGGCTTTCGGGAAGGACCGCTGAATGCGAATTGCCTCGTGCTTAAACTGGTAGCTCACAAGTATCGGCATGCCGCCGGCTTCTTCCACAATGGAGCGGAGCGCCTCGAGCTTAGCCTTATGGACCTCCTCGAATGATTCCCCCTCGGTATAGACCGCTCCGCTCGCCAGCTGCAGACACTTGCCCGATTTAACTGCGGCGTTCATCGCTTCGATTTCCGTGCCGGATTCAAGCTCAGCCAAAAACTCACGCTCGAGTTTTGTGTAAAGGCGCCTTGCCGTGTCGGGCAGGTCAACCGCGACGGTGGAGAAGATCGGCTGCTTCACATCGAACCACTCCTCCGCATTGATCTTCAGCACGATGTCACTGATCTTGTAGTGGATCAGCCGATCGGCACCGGGGAGCGGTTCGTAACGCACGGCCAACGGGGACGAGCCCACACGCACCTGGCGAAAGAACCTTTCGTGGTAGACCGTCATCGACTTCCCTAGCCGGGCGCCTTGGTCAAGGAAGTAGATCTGCCCCCACAAATCTTCAAGCCCGTTGGGCGCCGGCGTGCCCGTAAGCTCGATGAAACGGCGGATCTTCGGGAGCGCCTTAGCCAGTACGCGTGCACGCTTGGAGCCTTGTCTGGCACGCAGGCCTTTCAGTCGCGTGGCTTCGTCGGCTACAACTATTGCAAACGGCCACTCCTTCCCGCGGCGTTCAAGCTCTGAGGTAAGCCACTCCAAGTTCTCGTAGTTCATCGTGTAGATATCCGCGTCCTTATCGAGCGCTGCGCGACGCTGAACGGCAGAGCCGCAGATGACAGAGACCCGAGTGCCCTGCAGATCATCCCACTTGGCGACCTCATCCGGCCACGTGGACTGCGCCACGCGAAGCGGAGCGAGGACAAGGGCGGGGCCTTCGCCCCACCATTCCTGCAGGTGCCGAACGGCCATCAGTGTGGAGACCGTCTTCCCAAGCCCCATGCCTGCGTATAGCGCACAGCGCTGGTGCTTAAGGAGGAAGTCGATCGCCATGCTTTGGTAAAGCCGAGGAACGAATTTCATAACACGCCCATCGACATCGACAATACGGAAAAGAAGGAGCAAGCCGCTAGGATAAGCATCACCGTGTTGGCGACGATGCTTTGCCAATCGCGGAGCCAAATGGCCGCTAACAGCTGAGCTCCGCAAAAGAACCCGAATGCGATGCACCCAATGGCCGCGACGGTAAGCAGGAAAAGGGTAAGCAGATCCCCCATGGTTACCTCCAATCAGGATGAATTGATCGCTGCTCTATCGTGTTCGCGATATGTCGAAACACATACTCCACTGAGCACTCCGAGTCACAGACGTAAACCCGTGTGCCGGTCCGTCGAATGCGCTCATGCTCACGCGCCTGTACTGGCGTCGGCACCTGACCGGGCGCCTTGCACTCGACAAAGAAGAGCGTGCTCGGCGCCAGCACCATGCGGTCCGGCGCACCGACGCGCCCTTCGTACGTGATCTTTCTCTGTTCCCACCCGCGCTTGTTGCACTCGCGGATGAGCGCTTGTACGACTTCACCTTCAGGCGTTGCTGCCATCGGACTTCTCCTTGCACTCACGTTCCCCGGCAAGCCGTCCCAGTCCTGCGGCCGCCCACATAATCACGGCAATGACCGCCTTGAGATACGCCTGGTGCTCCCGCAGCGTTTCCGCCGGGATACCTTCTGGGAAGACCTCCCGCAGCATTTTGTCCGCAGACTTGCAGTCGCCGCCTAAGACAGCCAGCGCAAACTCCTCGGGGACAATGCCCGCCTCAGCCATGCGCTGCGCAAATTTGTTGTCAGACATGCTGTTCCTCTTGACTGTTAAGCCTGTTGATGCGGGCGTTGATGCCTTCAATCACCTCAGTTACTGCATCAGCTTCGATGACGAAGCCATCTGGACGAAGCTTGCACAGCCCCAAAAGCAAGGGGAAATGCCAGCAAAACATCTGGAGATACACGCCTGCGGTTTCACGCAGTCTGTACGAGTCGTCGTAGTGGGGGAGGCGATACATCGCCACGTCACGGAAACGCTTCAGCCACCACACCGCCTTTTCGAGATCCTGCTTTTCCGAACCCTTGTATGGGGACCGCAGGACGTACTCCACCGCCGACGCTAATGGGTGCGGGAGAAGCTCAGTCGCGTCGACCGGCTCCAACACAATGCAGCAGGCCGTGTAGTGCGAGGGATGATTCACCATGTCAGTCTTTTCTTCATCCATTCTTTTTCTCCGATTAGGCCTCAGCTGCGTTTCGGGTGTTGGCTTTGTCTCGCACCTTGGCCATCGCTTCTACGAAGGCATAGGCAACGCTGACCAACCCGTCTGCCAACTCCACAGGAATGCCGACTGCGGCAGTCGTGCGTTCAGCGGCCTTTACAAGGTCCTTCTCCTTACTCGCCCCGATAATCATCGCAAGCGTCCACAGCGTTCCGCCCAAAGGATCGTCATTGTTGATGTCAGCGGCGCCAGGCACTGCGCGCAGCGCGACGGCAAGTTCAGCCACAAGTTTTGGGGGATAACTAAGCTTCCTCTTCGGCATCTGAAAGTCTCTCGTCGTTAATGAAATAAGTAGGGGTTGGGTCGGTGATGACAACTTGGGCCTGCTCGAGCGGTATGCGCCAGATGAGACGCCCCAAGCTATCGGTCTTGTAATAGCCGGGCACTGCTCGGCCGTTGACAAAGGCCACGCCGCGTCGGCGCCAGAAAGCTTTCTGATCCGCCTTCGATGTGGAGCTTTTGTCAACTAAATAAAATTCATGGACGCGCGGAAGCCTGATCTTGCCCGCGGCATACTGGCTGCGGACGAGCTCGCTTCTGCGTTCAGCGGTCTTCGTAAGCTCGAAGTACATATCGATTGCCGCTTGAATCGGCCGCACTAAAGCAACGCGGTCTTCATGCGTGAGCGGCTTGCGTACTGCCGTACCGGGACGGCGGGTTGCTAAAGCGTCACCCGCTCCGGCATATAGTCCGGACAGGCACGACGAAGCCATCAACGTCAGCACTCGGACAATCGCCGTCTCCTCGAACTGAAGCGCATACACCCACAGGTTCCGCAAAACCGCATCGATGTTCGCGTAGTCGTCTATGTCTTCGGTGCCAAGCTGAACTAAATCGAGCGAATGCATCGCGGCCTCCCGCAGAAACTCGCGCTCGCCGTCCGACAAATCCCCGAGCACTACGTCAGCGATCGCCGGCATGATGCGTACCGGCTTCGGCCTGTACTTTTTTCTAGGCTTTCCCATTTAGTCCTGCCCTGAAAAATAGCGGCGTGCGCTTGACCAGCCGCGGAAGTTGCTGGAGTAGTAAGGGGAAAACTTCGCCCATGCCTGATGCTCAAAGGGCGAAAGATGCCCTTCCTCCCACAGACGGTTGGCGAGCGCCAAGTCTTTTTCTTTGTCGGGCGCTTTCCCGTCGTGCGTGAGATACGAAACTCGTGCGCATCGCGCTGCGCTGATCATCGCGGCCACACAGTCTTCGTCTCCGACGGCCCCGCTGACATCCCAGTCGATGTAGGGAAGATGAATGCGGCCGACGACAGACGTGCTCTTATCAATAGCAATACGCATCGCTCGGGCAAGGTCATACATTTCCGGCTGAACGTGCGCTTTATCGAGCCGAAGCTTGAAGAAATTGTCCCAGTCGGTCGCCGTGACGAGCGTGCGGATATACATGAAGGGCTCAAGATAACGGTTCGCCTGCTGTTTGCTGACGCCGCGTTCCATAAGCCGCCGCACGACGGAAGTCGTCATTTGCCGAAGCAGCTTGATGTCCGACGCGATGGCCGCCGCATCCTCCGCGCCGAACGGCTCACCGCCCGCCATGCCCGGCTTGTTCTTAAGCCACTGGGAGGGGACGTAGGGGCGGCGCTCCACCTCTTCGAGGCAGGTGGCGACGGGCGTCGCACGAGAACTGGCCGCATTGCGACTGAACACCCGGTGCGTGAGAAACTCCGCGTGGATAATGCGCGGATAAACGAGCTCGAGTGTCATGATGCGGCCGCCCGTGCGCTCGGCCATCGTGTCAGCGATTACCGTAGCGGTTGCACAGCCGATCACGGTAGTCGTATCGTTTGTTGTGTGGTACATGGTTAGTCCTTCCGATACCGAAGCGATTCAAACCCCGCCGCGGCAAGCGGCAGTCCGGCCGCCCACTTCGGAAGACGGCACATAATCTTTTCCATGCGCTCAGCGCTGAACGCGGCAGTGTCGGGCACCTCACAAATCGCTTCGTCATGGACCGTGAGCACGGTCTGATAACCCTCAGCCTCCAAGTTCAGAAGCGCTTCGCACAGAAGGTCGCAAGCCGCAGCCTGGGTAACGTTTTCACAGTTATGAACAATCACAGGGCCTTCTTCGCCGAGGACGACGAAGCGGTTGCGGGGGCCGCAGTTGGTGAGGTCGTAAACCGTCTCGACACGTCCGGCTTGGCAAACAGCTGTCCCCTCGGAACACCGTGCGCCAAGCGGTAGTACAGCGTGGTTAACCCGATTCCGGTTTCGGCTGACCACTGCGTTAGCGGCTTTCCATCTACCTTCCTTGTTCGCCGGCGATTGTTGCAATTCACTTTTCGTGTTGCCCACCGACAGTTCTCCCGGCTGTACCCCGCGTCGTTGTTGATACGGTCTAGGTCCAACCCCTTTTTCCAAGTAGCCCCCATGTCCGCCCAAAACGCCTTGAAAGAGTGCTCCCACTCCGGGCAAACTGTTATCCCCCGGCCGCCGTAGTTTTTGTATGCCGGGTGCCTGGGATCCTCGCAACGCTGTTTCATCGAGTGCCACACCCCGAAAGCGGGGTGTTTGCTCATGCCGTGTGTTCGATTCTTCCGCGCGATGGTCTCCGCCCGTTTGCATCCGCAAGATGCGGTAATCCCGCGTTTTGCCATCCTCGTAAGTTCCGTCCCCTGAACTACTTTGTGCCGCCCGCAAATGCAGCGGGTCTCCCACAGCGCTTTCTTTCCGTCCGTCCCAACAAAGCGCAACGCTGTCAGGTAGCCGACACGGAACCCGGTTAAATCTCGAATGGTCTTTCGCATCCTTCCACCCTTCAGTAGTAAGTACCTTGTGATCTGGCGTCATCCATACGCCGTAGGCTTTAATGCAAAACTTTTGGCCGTTGCAAACCACCCCGCTTTGCTGAACCCAAGCCACGCCGTCCCATACTTTGTCTGCCGCCGTGATGGCCTCAATCGGCCGCCATCCTTCTTGCGTTAAAACCGGAGTCCCTTTGGCAATGCAATACTTTCCGCCCCATGACCGAATACGCGCCCACTTTCGGCTTACCTGAGCAACGCCGAAGTAGCTGATCCCGTCGTCGTCTATACGCGGAGAGGGGTAGACGAGATATCTGCCGGAAGGCAGACGTACACGCAGGTAATTTCCTTTCTTGTCTACGGTAATGTACCGGCCAACCCGCACGGGACCGCCTTCGATAACAGCCTGCCGAACACCGGCGTCCATGTCGTGCCAAAACTGCACGATCTGGGCGTTGGCTTTGCGCCAAGCTCGCTTCACCGAGTCGCAGGCAAGGAAAACTTCCTTGTCCATGCCTTCGGTGAAGCCGCCCAGCAGCGCCTTGGGGTACCACTCGCACGCTTCCGCCCAGATAGCCGGACTGATCGAAGACTTCACGGCATCCGCCATGTCGTGCAGGTCGATGCCGTAGGCGAGAGCGAACGTACGGAAAGCGCCGGCGCCTCCGCCGTAGCCCATGCCGAGCTCGAGCACTTTGCCCATCTGGCGCTGCGCTTTCGTGACGGTCTCCGGCTTGACGTTGAATGCACGGGCATAGGTCAGCTTGTACAGGTCGTGTCCGACTCCGGTGTCAAAATCGCGAAAAGCCTTGAGCTTCCACTCTTCTCCGGCAAGCCATGCCAGCACACGGCCTTCGACATTTGAGTAGTCAGCGACGACGAGCTTCTTCCCCTTGGGCGCGATGATGAGCCCGCGCAAAAGATTTGAAAGGACGGGCATTGGGTCTTCATAGAACGTATCCAACAGCCCTCCCTTAGTGGCCTCGATGGCGAATTCAATCTCATCATTGCGCATCGTCGGACGAGCCAGATTTTGCGGCTGGAAGATACGTCCCGAAAATCGCCCGGTTCGGCTGGCGCCGCGGAACTGCAGGCACCCGCGCAGACGGCCGTCCTCGCAGGCGGCGTTCAGCACTGACTGAAATTTCTGCACGCTGATTTTGGTTGAAGCGATGCGTACGCGAAGAAGGTCTTTCACCGGTTCCGGAATGCCCGGCTCAGCAATGCGCTTTTCTACCTCAGCCCGTGTGGCTGAGACAAGATCGAGCCCCCACTCAGCGCGGAGGTACTCAAGAAGCGCATCGCGCTGCGTGGCAGCCGATACCGCGCCTCCCGTCAGCTCCCGCGTGCGGGCCGCGAGATGCGTACGATGCCGAGCCGCTGTCTCCACCGCACCCTTCGCCAGTTCTAGGTCGATGCACATGCCGCGCGAGTTAATCACAGCATCGAGCGCCTGCAGACGGCGCTCCTGCGCAGTGGCGTTCCACTTCGGCAGCTTCTTGTAAATCGCGCGCATAGCCTCGATGTCAAGCCGCGCGTAGTTCTTGAAGCGCTCCCACTCGGCGGGATGCGTCTGCGGCGTGGCCCGAGTCAGCTTGTAGTTCACCGGCAAAGGCTTGCAAAAGATCTGAATCAGGCGCTTGCCGTCTTTGTCTTTGGCGTGGTCGGCATCGAGACGAAAGGCTTCGCAAAGCTGCTCCAAAGATCCGGGCAGTGCGTGCTCATAGGCCAGAACCATCGTGTCGATGATCTTTTCAGCGGGAATTTCGCCGAAGCCGTTGGATGCGAACACCTGCCGGTCAAAGTTCATGCCGTTGTGCATGACAACCCGCGCGTCTGGATCAGCGAAAAGCCTTTCCCACATGCGTTTTAGATCCGCGGGCATCTGCGGGCTGCTCACACGATCCCAAACTTTCGCCGGTGCGTCGTTCTCCGCGTAGCTCCAAAGAATGATCTGGGCATCCTCGGCGTACCGCGCCGCGCCTACCCGCGAAAGATCCTGCGGGCTGAAAGTTTCCGTGTCGGCATAGATCAAGTACATGTCTTTCCCTTTAATGCAAAAGGATCAAGTCTCGGACGAACGTCGTACACTCGCGAGGCCTTATTGTTAATGCATAAAAATCAATGGGGTCGTGAGGAGGCGAATCGAGTCAGCTCTCTTGCGCCGGAACGCGCGCCGCCTTTGGTATCGAGGGAGGAGGGACTGCAGCTACGCGACCCATAACCCCGACGCTTCCGGTTTTCCGGTCGGAAGCTTTGCCTCACGACCCTTGCTCGAGCGTCCTCATGGGGGAGATGAAGACGCTCTGGCAAGGGCCGTTTAGAAGTACGAGTCCACTTCGTCGCCCGTATCGTCAAGCGCGTCGAAGTCATCGTCGCTGGCGATCGGCGCGCCTCCGAAGGGTTCACCTTCCTTGACCCACTGCAGGCCAAGGACCGTGGCGCCTACGCCCGTCGACTGGTTGTCGTATGCCCAGAAAGAGACAAGGGCGAAAACCTCTGCGCCGGAGACAAAGAGCCCCGCGGACTGCGGAACACCGTTTTTGGCGCGGTCGATCAGCTTGGGACAGCCGTCTTCGGGCTTGCGCGTGGCCTTCATAAACTTGTAGGAGTCGTCGTCATCCGGCTCACGAAGCAGGCAGCAGTTTGGGTTGCCGTTGATCTTCTTAAGCTTCTTGTCGGCATCGACGCCGAACTTCTTCTGGCAGGCGGCGCGCTTGCCTGCTTCAATCTTTGCCCATTCGGCCTTGTCGTATACGCGCAGAATGCACGAATACATGGTCTTTCCGTACTTGTCGGTGTACGGCTCATAGAGATGCGGGGTTTGCAGACGGCACTTGATGAGTGCAACACAAGGATCTTTAATCGCCATTTGCTTTCATTCCTATATAGCTATCGGCTGTTACTGGAGCACGTCGAAGGCGCTTTCCACCTTCGGCAGTGCGGGTCTCGGATCAGATTCCGGAACAAGGGCGTTTTTGGCTTCAGAGCGCGTGATGAATTTCCCGAGCTTCTTCCACCGCGCCTCCCCAAGCGTTCCGGCTTTCATCAACTTCTCCGCCGAGGTCGGAGAAATGAGTTTCTTTTCATAGATGTCGGCCACACGAAGCCCGCCTTTAAGCAGCTTCGTGACCTGTTCGAGCTGCGCCTTGTCCCACTGACGCGGGCCAGCGCGGCCTGCGACGAGCTTGAAGCCCGGGATGTCCTCGCCCGCAGAGGCCTTGGACAGGGCGGCGTCGCTGACGGCATCGCACCACGTGCGCACGAGCGGCACCCACTTCAAAGCCTTGGCAAGCTCATCGATCTCCTGCGGGACAGGGATCGCTTCGGGTGCCGCAGGCGTCTCAGGCGGCAGTACCTCGAACTGTGACTCGACGAGTTCTGCCACCTGCTCACGGAGCTTCGGGCACGTGGCCTTCGCACCGCAGAAGCGGCAGGCGCCCTCAGACGGGTTAAGCTGAAGCACCGTCCCGTGATCCTCGTCGTATTGCCGCGCCTCCCTGAGCGCTTCAGCTCCCGCCTCCTTGAAGCGGGCTCGCATGCCCTCGATCTCGGAGACAGGGAAAACCCACTCGTCGATGTGGTCAATGCGCGGCTGAACGATCTGAAGACCGATCTGCTGCACGCCGGCCTGCGCAAAGAAATCGAGTTGGTCGTAAGCTGCAATCGCGTAAATCGAAAGCTGGTCGTTATGCTCAGCGGCTACCCGGACGCCCTTGCCGTACTTGAAGTCGATGATCCAAAGCGTGTCACCTTGGAGCATCACGCAGTCCGCAGTGCCTGCCGCGCCTTCTTCGCCAGTGATGCCCGAAACGTCCAAGCGTTCTTCGACCTTGAGCCAGCTGTACGGGCGTTTGTTCTCAATGACCTGAAGATACGTGTTGACAGCAGCATCCATTTCCTCACCGGCTTTGTCGCGAAGCGCAAAATACTCGTCCCGCACCGCGAGGTAGCTCGGATCTCCGGCGTAGCCATAACCTTCCGTAAGTCGCTCCGCCTCGCGCCAGTAAGCTAAGGCGAGCTCTGCAAGGCGATGCGCCCGCGTGCCTTCCTCCGCGTAAGGACTAGACACGTTCGGCAGATCTTTGGTGAGGGCGACGGAGCCCGGGCAATTGCACCATCGATGCGCCGAGCTCGGCGAAAGGAGGGCATGTTTAGACATTTGCCGCGCCTCCCTGCAGCGCGCGGAAATCGGCGGCCATCTTTGCGACGGCCTGATAAAGGCGTTCCACGGCTTCGGGATCCGTCGGTTTAATCGAATCGACGCCTGCAGCTTTACAGGCATCACGCGTAAATTGCAGGCCGGCCGCCGGTGTAAAGGCTTCGGGGTAGTCACGCTTCAAGGCTGCGCAGATCGTCAGGATATCCGCGTGCGTATGCCGCTCGGCCGCGGGAGCTGCCGCGCCTCCCTGCGGTGCGGGCTCTTCGGCAGAAATTTGCCGCGCCTCCCTGCGGTTCGCGGCGGCTTGTCGGGCCGGTTCGGGAGCCGGTTTCTCCACGGTTGGGGCGGGCCCCTCGTCGGCAGGTTTATGGACCGCTTTGGTCGCTCCGACGCCTGGGATGCTGCTTGCCGGCGGCTGCATTTTTGCATACGCACTGAGCCCCAGGCCGAAAACCCGCAGACCCTCCGCAAACGAAACGGCGGCGGGTGTTGCATCAAATTTAAGTTGAAATTCCATAGGAAAAGCTCCGGTTTCAGAGAAAAAGGAAACAAAAAAGCCGCCCGAAGTTTTTCGGACGGCCTCATTTATCTATGTACTTTGTTTTTTAGCGTGCGGATTGAAGCGTTAACCAAGCTTCTAAAATGCTCGCATTTTCAGACATTGCGTCAAATGCTCGCGTGACTTTTTGCGGCGGCCAGTCTTTTTCATCGTCACATACAAGATCGACTATACGATCGTAGACAATATCGAAAGCTGTCATAGTGCCGAGTGCGAGCTGCTTACGACGCTGCTCCCGCGTGCTCGCAGGCTTAGCCGCCTGTTCGGGCTTTGGTTGCGCTTTCGGCTTCGGCTGCGGCGCCGGTGCGGCTTTCGCTAGCTTGTAAGCGCTGATAACGCGCAAAACGTCACCCAGCTTTTCCGCGGGGATGTCGCGATACGACGCAACGGCGAAGTGCTTACGCAAGCCTGCGAACACGCGGCCGCGGTCCGCACGACTGGGAGCCGCGGCGTAGACGGCGGCGGTGATTTGCCGCATTTGGGCGGGGGGAAAGATCGGACATATTTGGTAATCCTAATCTAAGAGTTTGAAAAACTCTCTACTGCCGCGCCGTGGTATTGGCGGGGTAGAGACTGCGGGATACCACTGCCGAAGCACCAGCACTCCGGCCCGCTTTCGCGGCCCGCAGCTCTCCCCATAAGAGATAAGCAAAAGAAAAGCCACTACACATTAAAAATGTGTGCGGCGCCTTTCGCGCTGGTAGTTCGTTCGGGAGTGGTAAAGCCCGGCGCCGTCTTTTTCACGACGCAAGACAACTATACCCAAAAGACGCGCGAAAGTCCATAGATAAATGAGGCCGAACGGCCTCTTGGTTCCAAATTTTTAAAAAGAACGAAAGTCAAGCGACTTTTTGAAGCGGCCTCACGCTGGTAAAGCAGCTTCAAAAAGCCTCCGGCGCTGAGGCCGGAGGAAAAGGGCACGGCGGCTGAGTCAAACCGCCGCGCTGGTTATTAGAATCCGCGTGCGATTCGCATTTCTCGAATGTCTTTAGCGAAGGCCATTGCCTCCGCAAAGCTGAAACAAACGTGCTGACAATCGTCAGCTTCCGAAGCAGCAATCACGCTCTTTGCTTCTTCGAGTGTGATTGCCGAACTGCGGGGCGCGTTCGCTCGCCGGCCACGCGCAATTTCTTTCACTTCTTCAGTTGTCAGCTTCGTAATCAACTGACCGTCGTCCGAGACTTTGTAAATGTGCGCCATCGTCTTTTCTCCTCAGTGTTTTTCAAGCGCAGTACGCTTTTTCTTCCTCGATCAGTGCGAGCACTTCGGGGCCGACTGCGACCCAGTACGCAGCGCCAATCTGGTAGGCTGCGGCCTCCGCATCCGTGAGGCCGGCAGGCGTGGGCTCGTCCGCATCCCATTCGACGCGAATAGAGTCGGCCCAATACCAAGGGGCGCACCACGGCGTAGCGCTTTCGCAGTCGCCGGTCGTGCCGCCGGCATCGACCCAGCCGTTTACGAAGGCGTCACGGATGGCATCAGAGTTGAAAAGGCGAGTGGAAAGCTTCGCTATTACTTTCATGATCGATCCTTCGCAAAGAATTCGTTTACTTCATCAGCTTCGGCGGGGGTAAAGTCGAAGTAGTCAGCTAAGTAAGTGCCAACGGGCTCACCTTCGACTAAACAAACGCCGCTGACCGAATCGGCGGGTTCGGCAAGTACGTAACCCTGCGCACCGCCATAAATCAGAAAGACCGCTGCAGCTGCATTCGCCGCTGCGCAATACGCGAGCGAAAACAACGCAAGCTCGGAATCGGGTTCAAAAAACGGCTCTGTATCCGGTTCAACGGCGAGCACGCGGCCGGAGCTGAGCAAGACGCGAGCAGGCGCGAAATGGCGGAAATCGGGGATGTCTTCTTTCATGATCGATCCCCCTGGTCACAGTTCGCCGAAGGCGGCTAGCCGGTCTTTCAGATACGACGACTCGCCGCGGGGCTGATAGATCTGCACCGTATCGCTGCCCCAAGACGCGGATATTTCGAGCGTGTCCCAGCGCGACTCGTAGCGAGCTCGAATCGTGGGGCCGCCAACCGCAAGGTCAGCGTCGACGATAAAATCGCCGCCTTCGCTCTTGAAAACTGTCAGACTGAGCGGATCGAACGCGCAATCGCCGTCGTCCTCGTCCTCGTCCTCGTCCTCCGAGTCGTCACGATCTAAGTAAGCCGCCGCGCTGCAGATCAGCCGCGAAAGCGTCTCGGGGTCCCGGCCGTCAAGGCTCGAGAAGCTGAACCGCGTGCCGGCTGCCGTGACGGGCTTTTTGAGCAGAGCGCGGGCGGCGGGGTCAAGAGCTTCGATCGTCTTTTGCGCGAGAGTGTTCACAAACATGATTTTTTCCTCAGTGAAGGGCGGCGATATTGCCGCCCGCTGTGTGTCTGGTTAGGTTGCGTCCTCGCAGCAATAGGCCGTGATGCGCTTCGAGAGTGCTGCGCTCGCCAGCGTGTCAATCTCTTCAGTAAGACGATCCCCGAGGCCGTATTCAGTAAGACGACGGTCGGGACAAATAAAATCGAGCAGGACGCCGAGCTGAGCCGCGTTCCACGTCGTGACCGGACCCCAGCGCCGCACGTCCGCCGAGAAAAAGGGGATCCAACCACTTGCAGGCGTGAAGCGCTTGCGGACATATCCGGCGAAATCGCAGGTTTCGCAAATGTCCTCGTGATAGCCGGCCGGCGCCTCAGCTGCGAGTTTGCGCAGCCGCCGCAAGTCGGCTTTAGAGATATAGGCAACGGGGCGCTCTTCATCGCCCCAAGGCCAATAACCCGCAGCGTTCGCCTCAGCGGCGTATGAAGCGAAGTGCAGGCGAATGCTGTCCTGCTGGTCGTTCTCGTCCGCAAGATCGTTCGCCGCGTCGCTCAGATAGTCCTCGTAACGGTCGACCCAGGCGCTAGCGATTTCGACCGCATCCGCATCGCTAATGACGCAACCTCTCGCGCAGTCTTCGAGCTCGTCACGCGTCAGTGAGCAATTGCGATAGTCAGCTTCTTCGATCCACCATTCGAGCTCGTGCGCAATGCCTTCATCAAAGGCAGCGGTTAAGGCGCTGTTATAGAACCCGTCGAACGGGATTTGTGCGGCTTGCCGATCCGCATCCCGCAGCATTGCCGCGGCCAGCGCCTTCGGGCGGTCGTTCTGAATCCACGCGGCGCGGCCTGCAATTGCATTGCAGCGGATGATTCGATCGATAACCGATCGGCTGATCAGTGCTTTGTTTGTTGTCATAGCTTTTTTTTCCTCAGTGACGATCGAGCACGATATGTGCTCTATCCGTATGTGCACACTGTAGCACACATAGCACGCAAAAGCAATATGTGTGCGCACACGGATGTATAGGGACAAACCCGAGGTTTAAAACGAAGTAGTAGAAACCCGTACAATGAAACAGGTTAGTAAAAACCCTAATGAAGCCGCGTTCTTCGAGGTGTTGAGGCGTAGCGGGCTTTTGAGAAAAAAGCGGAAAAGGCGAAATAGGCGGGTAGTTTCCCTATGAAAAAATGCTGGATGCGTCGCGTAGTCGCGTTATTAGCTGTTCTATATGTTGATCCTTACGTGAGAAAAGTAAGAATAAAAAAGTCATATAGAAAAGAAGCCCTAAAACACTTAACGACGCGACTACGCGACGAATAAGGGTTATCACCTAAATAAGTACGTGACGGGGCTCCGACGGCCGGGCCCGTGGCCGCCAGAGTGGTGCGGCCTTTGAAGGCCTTTGAAGGCCTTGGAGCATGTCCGCAGCGGCCTTTGAAGGCCTTTTGATGCCCTTCGAGCGTGTCCACAACATGGGGGATCCGCTACTGCCGCAGGCGTTCGCAACAACCGGCGCGCAGCTTGTTAGCCGGCTAAATAAACACGTGTACATTTATTCGGCTGTATGAAAAAACCTGTATGAACTGCCGGACGACCGGCCGCCATCCGCATGAACTAGCGAAGTTCAGCCGCCTACGCGGCGGATTCGCACGCCTGCCCTGCCGAAACCCGCCGGAGCCGGTTCGGTTCGATATCGAACGGACGTGGAAGTGCGGCGCTCGAGACCCCCGGGGCCAAAAACCCGCGGCGCCGCGCCCCGGGAAGGGGGTGCAAAAATTTTGGAGTTTTCTAAACGACGGGAATGAAGTTACAAACTATTACATGCTCCCCGTTCAATTTGATTTTTCAAAAAATTTTTAGAAAATTTTTAATTCCTCTCGAAAGTGCCACGTCTGAGCGCCGACACCGTGTGCTGTTTGTGTGCTACATTTGCGACAAAGATTTCATCAACCACACGGTCGAGGACCATGCCAAGCACTCGCAAGCCAGCCACGAAGCCCGCATATGCCGCTACAGACGCTGAGCCTGATGCGGAAAGCCTTTTTGCCGGAGCCCCGTCCGGCGCCCAAGGTCTGGCCGGTGTCGTTGGCGCAGAGTACGATCCTGAGAAGCTGCCCGACGGGGTAGCGGCGAAGATCGTCAAAGTTCGGCCGGATGTGTATCCGCCGACAAAGTCGAAAACAAAATGGGCGAAGGATCCGACGCCGAATTCGGAGTGGGATCGTCGCAGTTGGAAACCGCGCAAGCGGGAGCCGGGTGAACGCGGGATTCGCAGAAACCTGGCCGCGCTTGAAGCGATTTCGAGAAAGCTGTGTGTTCCGCCGTCCGTCTTGGATGCGCTTCCGCGCAGACCGGACGGAGCGCCTGCCAAGTCTCCCGAACTTCGGGCGGCGCTGCAGGCCTTCGTGGCGGCAGGCGGGACGATGCAGCTTTTTGGCGAAGCCGTAGGCCTTTCGCGTTCGACGCTGAACGAATGGATCCGTCGTGACCCGGAGTGGTCCGAGGACTATGAGGCGGCGAAGAAGCTGGGGGCAGACGCGCTGATCGAAGAGGCGCTCGAGATTTCCGAGAACCCGAAGATTGTGGAGGAGGTGTTCCTCAGCTTCGACGGGAAAGGTCAGCTCAAGCGCAAGGACGTTCGGCGTGCCGACGCCATCTACGCCCGCAAGCTCGCAGTGGCGACAAGGCTCGACATTGCGAAGAAGTGGGCGCCGGAGAAGTACGGCGACAAGCTCGAGGTGAAGACGGACGAGAGTCTGGCCTCCCGCATTATTGCGGCGCGTCAGCGCACGCGGTCTGCGGAGCCGATCGAGGACATCGAAGTCAAGAGCTGACGTCAGCTGCGCAGGACGCTAAATCGTGCAGGTACCACCGATCGTCTATTGGATAAGACGGCCGACGTGAGTTGTAAAGGCTCACGACACCCTCGAAGTACAAGGGGTTAGGAGGAAAGCAGGTTCGATTCCTGACAGGTGGCCAACGATGGTCTTTTCGGTTCAAGGGAGAACCGACCCGTACTGCGCAAGCAGTGTGGTGAAGGCAGTCGAGTCGGGAGAAACAATTCGCTTGACGTTGACTATATAGCAGGACGAGGTATTGACCGGCTTCACGGCTGAGTGGATACACGCGAGACTCAATGGCTGCCGGGTTCAATTCCCAACCATCGGCCAATCGTATAGAATTGGTTGCGTCAAACTGTTTTTCCTCAGTGAGACACTCGAAAGCCCTGTCGGTTTTATCGCCGGCGGGGCCTTCGTTTATCGCTGGAGGATGACGGTCCACGCAACTACGACACCGTAGAGATCGCCGGTTTCGACGGACTCTCCGTTGTCCGCGGCGATAACCGACGTATCTTTGTCCTTCTTGCGCTTGAACTGCCGGATAACGATTGCCATGCTTTCGGCATTGCGGGCGACAACGTAATCGCCGGGCACCGGCACTTGGTTGCGCTTGGCGTAGACAAGTGTTCCTACTGGCAGAAGCCGCATTTCGCCGTCTTCCACGTGCGTGCAGTAGAGGAAATCATCATCATCAAGCGGCATGCCGGCGGGCGGCAGAGCCCATTCGCTCACGCAGTAATCGGCCATCTGGTCGTTGAACGACTCCGTGTCGTAGCCTTCTGCGGGCAGATCGTGGATGGCCCACGAATCAATGAGAGGGATCAGCCGTTCTCGCTTGGCAGGCGGAGCGCCCGCATGCGTGCGGGCATAGGCATCGTCTTCGCAGTCTTTTTCTGCCGCGGCTTCCTGCATCGGGCGCCACACGTTCTGCAAATAGTCAAAGAAACCGGGAAGGACCTTATCGAGTTTTTCAGCGGTCGCATTCGTGGGCGTGCCGCCGAGACGGATGATGTACCGGATCTGTGATTCGTTGACGCCGGTTGCGTCACGGAGCCTGCGGTAGGTGAAACCGTGGAGTTTCATCAAACGCTGCAGTTCTTTGCCGAGTTTTGTGTGTGTCATGTACGCACCCATGTGTGCTATAGTTCGCGTGTGTGATAACACACATCGCTTTTATCTACACACATTTTACACTATATAGGCACACAAAACATGCAAGTATTCGCAGACACCGCGTTGGACTACCTCGTAAAGCGGACAGGTTCCGTTAAAGAAACATGCCGGTTGGTCGGCATCGACAGGCACACTTATTACAACTTTCAGCGCCGCCGCCGAGAAGGCGCGGGGAAACTGACCTCAGCTACGACAGAAAAGATCTTTCAGGCATTCGAGACTTATAGGGCGGCGGAGGCCGCCGACAACGCCTTCCGAGAGGAACATGCGCTTAACAAGGTCTCGGAGGGGGCACATGGCCGCGATTAATTATGCAAGGCGCTACTGGCGTCAGCTGCAGCGGCGCGGCTACCGTCTTGTAGAGATTGTCCCCGGCGGAAAAAGCAGTCAGCGCAAAGGCTGGCAGGTTCGTGAGCTCACGGCGGAAGATATCAATCTGCCTGCGTATGACGGCGCGTGGGGCGTGGGCATCGTGACGGGGCCGAAAAGCGAGAACATCGTCGGGCTCGATTTCGATATCCCAGACGAGAAGCTCGCCGATGAAATCTATGCGGAGGCCTGCCGTATCGCGCCGCAGATTGCGCCCCTGCCTAAACGTATTGGCAAGGCGCCGAAGTTTTTGCTTGTTGCACGGACTGCCGAGCCGCTGAAGAAAATGACGTCATGCATGTGGACGAGCAGTCCCGCAGGCACGCCAAGCGAAGACTGCGCGAAGTTTCGTTTTGAGATTCTGGCCGACGGCCAGCAGTTTGTCGCATTCGCCGAGCATCCGGGTACAGGGCATCCTTACGCGTGGGTGCCGCAGGATCTTTTCGACCCGCGTACGTCTCCGCTCGATACCGATGCGGCGGCTTGGCCGCTCATTACGGTTGAGGAGCTTGACCGGCTGCGCGCGATGACGGACGAAAAGTGCAAAGCGTTCGGTCTGCGTCTACTCGAGTCTGAACGCAGCGCAAAGCCGCGGGAGACGGATCCGCAAGTACTGGCATTGACGCCGGCTTTACCCCCGTTGGGCATGTCGGCGGATGAGGCTCGGGAGCTGTTCCGCGAGGCGGGCTACACAATGGTCAGTCGTGGTGAGTGGCTTGAGGCGCTGATGGCTATCAAACACGAGTTTCAAAACCGTGAGGATGAGGGGCTGGCGCTCGCAATAGAGCTGTCCCAGTGGGCGGAGGAGGTCGCCCCCGGCACGTATAAAGGGCCAGAGGACGTGACGCGCACGTGGAATTCGCTCAAGCGCAACGACGCTGGATGTATCACGATACGCGCGGTGCAGTCTCGTGCGCGAAGGAGCGGTGGTCTTGCGGCACGCGCTGAACTTCCGTTGGCAGACGGGCTGGCGGCACATTTCATTGTGAAGTTCGGTGACAGGATTGCGTATCAAGCGGATACGAAGCGATTTGTCAGTTTCAACGGCGTGCGGTATGTACCGGATGATGAGGGGCCGCTTCTGGGGGATGAGTTTACCGGCGAGGCCCCGCGCACGAATATCGTGGCGTTCGCACGAGCTGAGTGGATCCGCCATGTTGAGTCGCACCTTCCTCCGCCGCCGCAGGATGAGAAGGAGGCTAAAGCGTATGCGAAAGACCCGTGGGTGAAGCTTTTGGCAAATCTCACAAATCGGCCGGGTTGGGTTCCGAATACGGTCAAGGATTACTTGGAAAAGAACCTGCTTATCCGCAAACTCAGCACGGACTTTGACTGCATCCCCTTTCGCCTGCCGGTAGCAAACGGGTCGGTTGACCTCAAGACCGGCGAGTTTTGCCCGCCGCGACCCGAGGAGCTTCTGAGCAAAAGCGCCCCGGTTGCCTACGTCAAAGACGCGGACTGCCCTTTGTGGAAGGCGTCCGTGCGCGAATGGATGTCAGGGGACGAAGCGGATATGCGGTACCTGCAGAAGCTTGTCGGTTACGCGCTTTTGGGGCAGCCGGACCAACAGGTTGTTCATTTTCTCGTGGGCGAAGGCTCTAACGGCAAGTCGCTTTTTACGGATATTTTGCAGAAGCTTTTTGGACCGTATTACCGCCAGATTGATAAAGCGGCGCTTCTTGGTTTCTCGCGGACGAACGGTGCTGCTGCGGGTGGTGCGAGGCCGGAACTAGCGCGGCTAAAGGGTTCTCGTTTTGTGGTCTGTTCGGAGACGGAGGAGGGCGACGTACTTAAAGCCGGAGAACTTAAGGCGCTTACTGGCGACGCTACGCTGACGGTGCGCGGGCTGTATTCGGACTACGTGACATTCGACACGACATGGAACATTTTTATCGTCACCAACTACATGCCGCAAACCGTTGATTTGAGTGAGGGTATGTTTCGCCGCTTGCGTATTGTTGAGTTTCGCGAGCGCTACTCAAAAGACCCAGAGCGCGTAGCGAAGGGGCTCGCAAAGCAGGCGGATACGGGGTTGTACAGCAAGCTTCGCACTGAGCTTCCGGGCATTCTCAACTGGGCGCTTGAGGGGGTTCGCCTGTACTTAAAGGAAGGGCTTACGGCAACTCCGCGGGTGCAGCGTGCCGTGAACCGCTATCGCTCGGACATGGATTTTCTTCGTGCTTGGTATGAAGAATGTACGGTTGCCTGCGATGAGGCGACTGAAGAAAATGCGCCGCTGCGTGATGCCAAGGTGCTGTATGACAGCTGGCTTTCATATGTGCGCCGGAATAACTGTCCCAACGCGTACTACACGCAGCGGCGGTTTTCACTGCAGTTGTCGAAGAGTCTTGGCATCCGAGTGCAGAAGCACAGGCATCTTTGTGCGGTTGACCGAATGCTGAAGGTGGAGGAGTGAGATGAAAAAAAGGCCGGACGACTGGCTAATCGAACGAGTGAACGCGTGGCGGCAAGACATCATTCTTTTCGCCGTCGAAGCGTTCCCTTGGGGTACGCCGGGCTATGACGTAGTCCGCGGCTGCCCTCGTTGGCGTGAGCGTTTCCCGAATTGTGAGTTCGGTTTGGACGACTGGACTTATGACATTTTTGAAGACATAAACGCTCAGGTTCAGGCAAACGATTTTGATGGAGTGAAGGCGGTTGACCCCATACGCATAGCCGTGTCGTCAGGCCACGGTGCCGGGAAAACGTTTACAGTTGCGATTGTGGTTTTGTGGATTATGACGACTCGCCCCAACTGTAAGGGGACGATTACGGCGACCACCATGCCTCAGCTTGAAGCGAAGACGTGGGCGCAGATTGCCTCGATGCAGAAGGACTGCCTGACAGGGCATTGGTTTGAGGTCACACAAGGCCGCGGTTCGATGCGGATGTACGCCAAGGAATCTCGCGAAGGTTGGGCCTGCGCGGCGCAGACATCGAAAGAGGAAAACTCAGAATCCTTCGCGGGCCAGCACGCGGCAAGTTCGACGTCTTTCTATATCTTCGACGAAGCGTCCGGCATCCCAGACAAAATCTGGGAGGTGGCAGAAGGCGGCTTAACCGACGGCGAACCGATGATCATTGCATTCGGCAACCCGACTCGCGCTTCGGGCGGCTTCTACAACTGCTTCCACCGTGATGCGGCCCGGTGGCATACGTTCAAAGTAGACAGCCGCAATGCGCAGCTGCCGAATAAAAAGCAGATTGCCGAGTGGGCTGAGGTCTATGGCGAGGATTCAGACTTCTTCAAAGTCCGTGTTCGAGGAGAGTTCCCTGACAACGCGTCAGTGCAGTTCATCCCCACTTCTGCCGTTGAAGCCGCGATGAGCCGCGAAGCGCCGGGGGTCGGCGGCAACTCGTTTAAGCGCGCCATTGTGGGCTTAGACATCGCCCGCTTCGGCGACGACGCTTCGGTGATTGCGACCCGCATCGGCCGCGATGCGGCCAGTATTCCGTTTAAAGAAGTCCGCAAGCTCGATGGACCGATGGTCGGGCAGGCGTTGGCCGCCCACTGCGGCTATCTGCTTGACACTTTGAAGTTCCGTGAAGTCCGCATCTATTTTGACCGGGCAGGCGTTGGGTCATCAGTGTGGGATTGGCTGCGGTACGAATACAACGATCCTCGTGTCCGGTACTACCCCGTGGACTTCGGCACCAAGGCGCGGAAGTCGAATGTCTATGCGAACAAACGCATCGAGATGTGGGGGCGCATGAAAGAGTGGCTCATCACTGGCGACGGCTGCCTGCCGAAGAATGATGATTTACAGATGGAGCTTATCTCGCCGGAGTTCTCATACAACGATCGCCAGCAGATGGTGCTCGAGCGCAAGAAGGATCTGAAGGATCGAATCGGATGTTCACCTGACCACGCCGATGCGCTTTCGCTTACTTTCGCCGACGAGATGGCTGATCTCGTACCCGACGATGTTGAATCAGGGCGTCGGCAATCTTGGCGACGTACAAGCGATATGGACCCCACTACTGCACTTGAACGGGAGGACACATGGTAACGATCGAGAAAATGACGGCTCAGCGGCTTTTTGCACGCCCGGACTGGGGGCGATTTGAGATGGAGTATCAGGCGATGGCATATCCCGAGATGGCCGGACCGGGTGTGCTGCGAAGCTACTACGAGCAGTGCACGGATGCCGGGGCTGCCACGCTGCTTGTTGCATCGGACGGCGACCGTACGCTAGGACTGGCCTGCTTCTTTGTCGCTGCATCCCCTCACACCAGCGCGAAGACATGTATGGTGGACGCGCTTTACACGAGTGAACTTGCTCCCCCATCGACGGGAGCCCAGCTGATGCTTGCGCTTCGCAAGGCGGCGAGAGCGGCGGGAGCGACGGTTGTGCTTTTTTCAGCTCAAACCGGCAGTGACTTTGACCGGATGCTTGCAAAGCTGAAATCCGCCCGTCATGCGCAAAACATATATATAGTGGTTGCATGAGTAAGTTACAACCATATATAGTGCCTTCAGTGACTGATGCCCAGCACGCCCGCATGGAGGCGCTGATGGATGAGATGGCCGCGGTTGCGCCCGACGACGCGGGCATTCGCATCAGTCACGTACTTCATGCTGGGTGTTATGCCCGCACGGCTTTCGTTCCGGCGGGCGTTCTTTTCGTATCGAACCAAGTAATGGTTCCGACAGTCGTTGTCATCTCTGGCGACTGTTTGCTAACGGATACCGATAAAGCCGTTAGAATTCAGGGATATGAGGTTCTAGCCGGAGCACAACGCCGCCAAGCGGTGTTTAGGACACTCAAAGACACATACATAACCGCGTTCTTCGCGACCAACGCGAAGACTGTAGAGGAAGCCGAGAGGGAGGCAGTTGCCGATCCGTCACGACTTCTTCGCGTATTCGAAGAGGAATGACTATGTCTTGGGTGGGTGTAGGTGCTCTAGTGCTCAACGTTGCGAGCACCGGGTATCAAATGAATCAGCAGCGCCGCCAGGCCAGGAGTGCCGAGGCGGCCAACCAGCGTCAGGCCGAAGCGATGCGGCAGGCCGAACTGCAGGATCAGCAGAACTTTAACCGCAAGAACCGCAATACGGCCGATGTCGGCGCCTTGCTGAATCAGAACACGGGCGGCTTCGGCACGGCGAACATTACGGGCGGCGGAGCCGGCACCGGAGGTGCAACGCTTGGCGCAGGCGGCCTTTTGGGGCGATAAGACATGGCCGTGGATATGGACAAGGTCCGTGCGCGGTTCCGGGACCTGCAGGATCAGCGCTCCCCATACGAGGCGCGATACCGTGACCTCGCCCGATATATCCTCCCCGACTCCGGGCGATTTGAGGCTTCTTCCACACAGTCGGCCAAGGCGGCGGATCCGTGGACGTTTGTTTATGACGCTTCGGCGACCGACGCCGCGGGCGCTTTAGCGGCCGGCTTGCTGGGCGGCATCACTTCCCCCGCCCGACCGTGGTTCCGTCTGACGACGGGGGATCCCGAGGCTGATGAGCGCTTTGAGAATCGCCAGTGGCTTTCTCAGACGACGGAACTTTTGCAGACGGTGTTTCTGCGCTCCAACGTTTACCCGGCTCTGATTCAGGCCTATGAGGAACTGGCCGTCTTTGGCACGGCGTGCATCATTGCGCTCCCATCTGAGTCCGACGACATCATCCATCTCTTCCCGATGACGGTGGGTGAGTATTGGATTGCCGAAGATTACGAGAATCGCGTGAACACGGTTTTCCGCCGGATCAGCATGACGGCCGAGCAGATGGTCGAGCAGTTCGGGCGAGAAAAAGTCTCCTCCGGCGTGAGGGAATGCCTGACGGACGACCGTAAGCGGAATCAGCGTTTTCAGGTTATTCACGGCATTTTCCCGCGTGACGGCTACGATCCGAAGAAGAAGGACAACCGCAACTTCCCGTGGGTGTCTGTCTACTTTGAAGAGACCTACGAGAATGACGGGCGAAGCTCCGGTTCGAGCACGCCGCTTCTTGAGGAAGGCTTTTCAACATTTCCGGGGTTGTGTCCTCGATGGGAGATTCACGGCGGTTCGGTCTACGGAACGTCGCCCGGCATGAAGGCGCTCCGTGAGGTGAAAGGCCTGCAGGTTGAGACAAAGCGCAAGCGTCAGGGCATCGATGAGCTTACAAATCCGGCGATGATCTATCCCGCCTCGATGGAGAATCATCAGCTCGATTTCACGCCCGGCGGCATTTCGTTTTACCCCGACGGCGGCACGCCTCAGCAGGCGTATCCCGCTAAGCAGGTGAACATCAATCTTCAGCATCTTCTCGCCGACATTCAGGATTCCCGTCAGAAGATCAACGAGTATTTCTATAAAGATCTGTTCACGGCGATTATGTCAACACCCCGCACCAACCGAACGGCTTATGAGGTCGATCAGGTTGCGCAGGAGCGCATGGCACTTCTGGGCCCAGTGCTTCAGCGCTTGAACGGGGAGCTTTTGCGTCCGCTCATTCGTATGGGGCTTTACGCGCTTGAGAAGGCCAAAGTACTTAGCCCCATGCCCTCGGGCATGCAGGGCGTTACAGTGACGTTCGAATCCATTCTTGTGCAGGCGCTTCGTTCGGCGGGCATCACGGCCGAAGACCGCTACCTTTCTACCGCGTTCTCAATCGCCAATTTCGATCAGACGATCGTGGACAACGTCGATCTGGACAAGCTCATGCAGAAGCGGGCCATTGCTCAGGGCGTTGACCCAGATATCCTGCGTGCCCCCGAGGACGTGCAGAAGATGCGTGCGGCTCGCCAGGAGCAGCAGGCGCAGCAGGCTCAGATGGCGCAGGCCGTGCAGATGAGCGAAGTCGTCAAGAACATACAGGCGACAAATCCCGGCATTTCGAATGTCGGGTCGATTCAGAGCTTACAGGGCTACTAAAAGCGAGGCGTGAGCGGGGTGCTCCGGCCGTCACGTCTCGCGCCCTACCAACACCATATGTAGTGTTCGTATCAGCATACAACACGGCATATGGTGTTTTACGGTAGAATCAACGCTATATGACGAATGACCGCATTGATGATCTTGAGCACGAACAGCTCAAGCGCGAGGAGGCGCAGAAGCTCCGTGAGCAGCGTGAAGCAGAGCGCCGCTTGGACTTCGTGCGCGTGATGGAGACGGCGGAGGGGATGCGTGTTCTGCGCTGCATTCTTGAGATGACGCGGCTCTATCAGCTCTCCTATACGCCGGGCGACGCGCTCGCTACGGCGTTTCGCGAAGGCTCTCGCAATGTGGGCCTTCAATTGCTGGCTACGATGGGTGACGCAGACTCCAACCTCTGCGACGCCGTCGTTCGTGATTTAGGAAAGGAATAACGCGATGGCTGATGAACTTAACGCCGCCACGAGTGAAGGAGCGGGCCAGCAGGCTGCGGCTCCTGTGTCTGCGACGACCGAACCCGCAGCGGGCATCCCGACGGGTTCTCCCTCCACGGGCGGCACCAATTCGTCGTCTGAGTCCAAGGATTCACGTGCTCTGGGAATTGATAAGGGCTCAGACGACGCTTCTCAGGGGCTGGGTGGCCCCGGCCTTCTGGGGCAGGATCCGGCGGACGAAGATCCGAATGGCGGCATCCTTGGCGCACCGGAAGACGGCTATAAGTTTGAGGCCGACGAAAAGAGCCCGGTGCAGCTGTCCGGCGACATGCTCGACGCCTTCGGCAAAGTGGCCAAAGAGCTGAACCTCTCGCAGGCCTCCGCCCAGAAGGTTGTGTCAGCAATGGCGCCTGCGATGACGCAGCACTACGCACAGATGCGCAAGGAATGGGCGGCCCAGTCTGAGGGGGATCCGGAGTTTGGCGGCCCGGCTTTTAAGGCCAATCTGAAAAGCATTAACCGCACCTACATGGATACGACGACGGAGGGTCTTCGAGAAGTGCTCATGAAGACGGGGCTCAACTCGCATCCGGAGGTTTTGCGGTTTTTCTACCGCCTTAACAAAGAACGTTCCGAGGGGAAATTCATCACCTCGGCGGGTTCGTCAGACGATCGGAGCGGCTCTGACGATTTTTACAAGGGCATGCGTCCTTAAGGAGATAAGTGAATGTCTACTGGCAATCGCTACACGCTTGCTGAGTACGCCCAGGTCGCAGGCCTGAAAGGCGTTCAGCTGGAGGTCGTGCACACGATTGAAGACACGGAGCCGCTTTTTGCTTCGGCGCCGATCATCAAGTGCAACAGCGGCCAAGTCAACAAAACTCAGGTCATCACGCAGTACCCGGTTGGCCAGACCCGCGGCTACAACATGGGCGTGACCGCTGAGAAGGCCGCCTCTAAGGTTGTGCAGGATGACACCTGCATGATCGAAACGTACAACGAAATCGATGTAGAGATCGTTCGCCAGAACGGGGACTCTGCGCGTTGGCGTGCCAATCAGGACAAGGCGTTCGTCCGCGGTCTTGCGCACTCCACGGCCGAGCGCATTTTCAACGCGTCGAAGAAGCGTGACCCGTTTGAATTTGACGGGCTCGGGACTCGTTACAGCAAGATTGACGGCGAGCACGTGATCGATGCGGCCGTCGAAGATACCGTGTATGCCGACCTCTGGCTTGTGAACTGGGGCACGAACACTGTGCACCTGATCTATCCGGAAGGCGGCGTGGCAGGTTTGCATCAGAACTTTGAACAGAATGTGGACGCCCGCGATCCGAAGAATCGTCTCTTCAAGGTCGACCGTACTTGGTACAAGTGGTACATGGGCCTTGCAGTGCCCGATCCTGCGCAGGTTGTTCGTATTGCGAACGTGCCGGTCAACAAGGCGCTTTCCGGTGACTACGACCTCATCACGGCGCTTACGCTTGCGACGGAAGGTTTGCCGGGCGATGTGCTTCCGGGCTGCGGCATCTATATGAATCAGAAGCTCCGCTCAGCCCTGCGTCTTCAGATTACGGCCAAGCCGAATGTCAACCTGACATTCGATACCGTTGCTGGCAAGAAGGTGCTCAACTGGGACGGCATCGCTGTCCACAAGGTGCCGCTGACGGTCCTTCCGACTTACACCAAGAAGCTCGCATAAGGAGGGAACCATGATTGATTATGAATTGGTACTCGCCGAGAAGCAGGACTTCAAAGCCGCGGTTACGACGGAGGCTGTAGATCTTGGGCAGAAGACGCCCAATATCGGTCTGCTTGAACGCGCACTGTGGTTTGTCTTCGTTCCGTCTGACGTGTCAGCCGGCACGGGCTCCGTGACGTTCACGCTTGAAGACTCCGAAGACGGCAAGAATTTTACGTCGGTTGCGGCGTACGGTCCGATCGTTGCTGAGAAGATTGTGCGCGATGTCGCGTTCCCGTTCCCGCTCCATCACCGTCGGTATGTCCGCGTTAAGACGGCGGTTACGGGTACGGTGAGTACGCTTGCCGGCACGCTTGCCGTCGCCGACAACTTCTCCGATCCGGCCCGTTACTGGCGTGATGAGGTTGAGTTCTATAAGCCGGATCCCGACGCCTCCAAGATTGACCTTGCTACGCGTGCGAAGGGCAAGGCGAAATCGGCAGTTAGCGCAGGTTGGGCGGCGACGGCATCGTCCGCCGACTCAGCCAAGGCACTGGCTTCCGGGGTGAAGGTCAACTTGACCTCTCAGGTTACCGGAGTACTGCCGGTAGCGAACGGCGGTACGGGCAGGTCTACGAGCTAACCCTCGTCTAGCCGCGAGAGCCGGAAGGGGCGGGCGTCTGAATGGCCCCGCCCCTTTTTTTTTCTTTGGAGTTTTTCCATGGCGACTGAAACCGATATCTGCAATCTAGCGGTTCGCCGACTGGGCGAAATGGCGCTGCTTGTGGACGTGAACGAAAACTCGACCTATGCCGAAGTGGCTAAGCAGACGTACCCCATCGTGCGTGACGCGCTTCTTGAACGTCACGCATGGAATTTTGCGACTACGCGTGTGCGGGGGCAGCTTTTGGCTGAGAAGCCTATCGGCTGGCAGTTCGGCTATCAGGTGCCGGCGGCCTGCCTGCGGATGCTTTCAGTCTATGCCGAGACTCGCGGGGAGGTGATTGAACAGGAGCCGTGGGTGTTCGAGATGCAGGGCGCGTATCGCGTTGTGCTCACGAACATCGAGAACGCCGTGCTGAAGTTCATTCAGTACACCGAAAACTCGGATCTTTATTCGCCGGGCTTTGTCGATGCGCTTGCGTGGCATCTTGCGGCGTCTCTCGCCGGTCCGATCATTAAGGGCGAGACCGGGATGACGGTAGCCACCAAGCTTCTGCAGCAGGCGCAGTACTTCGAGCGGCAGGCGATTCAGGCTGACGTACGCCAGCGCCGGACGATTAAGTATGAGCCCGTGGATTTTATCGAGCGCGGTTCTTGGGGTCTTTATCGAGAAGGCGGGCTGATGAGCAACGAGCAGTGGCTGGCGATGCGGAAGTAAGGGAGCAGTGCAATGGCAACCAGAGTGACACAACTTTCGTACAACGCAGGCGAACTGGGCGAGCTGCTTACCGGCCGCGTGGACGACTCGAAGTACTCGGCCGGGCTGGCGCTTTGCCAGAACGCTTATCCGACGCCGCAAGGACCGGTGCGCAATCGTGCGGGGTTCATGTATGTCAACGCGGTGAAGGATTCGTCCAAAGCCGTGCGGCTGATCCCGTTTGTTTATTCGGCGGATCAGCAGATTATTGTCGAGCTCGGCGAGTATTACGCGCGCTTTCACCTGAGAGGGCAGACTTTAATGCAGGCGGACGGTTTGGCTCCGTACGAGATTGCTACCCCGTGGCGCGCGAGTGACCTCTTTCAGATCCACTACACGCAGAACGCGGACATCATGACGCTTGTGCACCCGGCGTATCCGCCGCAGGAGCTTCGCCGGTATTCGATGAACGACTGGCGCATGGTGCGGGTTAGTCTGCTTACTTCGCTGCTGCCGCCTTCTGGCGTGGCTGCGGTACGTTTCAGCAGTGCAGCGAGCGATGCGAATTCCGAGAAATACACTCAACGATATGTTGTTACTGCGCTGAGCGAAGATCGTACGGAGGAGTCCATTGCGTCGGCGGAAGTCAGCGTCGTGGCTAATCTGTATGCGACTGGCACCACCGTGAAGGTCAGTTGGAATTTGGTAACGGGGGCCCGGTATTACCGCGTTTATAAATATCAGGGCGGCCTCTTCGGCTATATCGGTGAGACAGTTGAGAACAGCATAGTTGATGACAATATTGCTCCTGAGACTGGCACAACGCCGCCATATACAGATGATGTCTTTCAAGTCTCCGGCGGCATTTCCGGCGCGTCGATCGTTAACGGTGGTTCGGGGTACGACAACGGTAAGCGAGTGGTAAAGGTTCTTGATTACGGTTGGTGGGGCAATGGCAATTGGAATACGCAGGAAGGCTATGCGGGGCTTATGACCCTCCCGTGGGTTGCCGGGGGCGTGGAATCGGGCTTCAATTCAGGTGCCACATGGCGTACCGGTACATTTTATAACCTCGGCATTCAAGACCTCGAAGGAGGTGGGACGGGGGCTACGGGTGAATTTGATACCCAGCAATGGGGTCGGTTTGGTAAACAGATTAACGGCGGGCGGCTGACCAATGACGGCGGTTATGGGTACAAACGTCCTGTCTTGAAATTTGAATTTCGTACAGGGGTGAAAGACTACATCTGCACCGTCGGGTATCTCGAATGCCTTGCGGAAGAAGTCCCGGTCGAGCTCGAGGTCTATGACGACGGGGGGTCGGGGTACGGCGCCCGCCTGGGGTTTGTTATTACGGACGGGGTGTTCACCGACGTTTATGTGATCTCGCCAGGGCGCAACTACACCAACCCAAAGGTGCGGATCACGACAATTAACGGCTCCGGTGCTGAGTTCAGGCTGACGATTGGCAATGCGGGCGACTATCCTGCCGCAGTCGGCTACTTCGAACAGCGCCGTATTTTCGCCGGATCGAATCTGCGTCCGCAGCAGATCTGGATGACGGCCACGGGCACCGAGTCGAATATGACGTACCACCTGCCTCTGCAGGATACAGATCGAGTTAGTTTCGCCGTGGCGGCTCGCGACTTGAATCAGATTCAGCACATCGTTGCGCTGCAGCAGCTGATTGCTTTGACCTCAGCCGCTGAGTGGCGTGTCTCGCCTTTGAATTCCGACGCGATCACACCGTCCTCGATCTCAGTGCGCCCGCAGTCGTATATCGGTGCTTCGACAGTACAACCGCAGATCATCAATACGAATCTGCTTTATGCCGCCGCACGCGGCGGACATGTGCGCGAGCTCTCGTACGACTACACCGCTGGCGGCTACATCACCGGCGACATATCGATCCGTGCGCCGCATCTCTTTACAGAAGACAACGTGGTAGTGGATATGGCGCTTACGAAGTCGCCGGATCCGGTGCTTTGGTGCGTGCGGCAGGACGGTGTTTTACTCGGCCTTTCGTATGTGCCGGAGCAGAAGATAGCCGCTTGGTTCGAGTACAAGACGGATGGCGCGTTCGAGTCGGCCGCAGTTGTGCAGGAGGGTTTGAACGACTATCTCTACGCCGTCGTTCGCCGGACGGTCAACGGCCAGACAAGGCGTTTTGTTGAGCGCCAGATGGTTCGCACGGACGACTACCGCGGTGCGACGTGCTTCCTTGACTGCGCTGGGCGCCTTACAAGCTCAGCCAAATCGATGGATGTCTCCGGGCTTTCGTGGCTTGAAGGCCGGGTAGTAACGGCGGTAGGAGACGGCATTGTGTTTTCCGGTCTGACGGTGAAGGACGGAAAAGTGACGCTTCCGCAGGAGTGCGCGGACGTTTGGGTTGGGCTCCCTTATGTGACGGAGCTGAAGACGCTTCCCGTGGCGCTTCCGTCGCAGGACGGCTCCTACGCTCGAGGCCGAGTGAAGAACGTTTCGCGCGTATCGCTTCGTCTCAGCAAAACATCGGGCGTCGATGCAGGGCCGGACACCGGGCACATGAAACCCGTGAAGGCCCGTTCAATGGAGTCGTATGGGAAGCCGCCGGAGCTCATGTCCGGTGAGACGGATCTTGTGCCAACGGGAACGTGGAGCGCGGATGGCTCTTTTGTTATTCGGCAGGCGGAGCCGCTCCCCTTCACGCTGATCTGCCACTCGGCAGAAGTGGTTATCGGAGACGACAAGTAAATGGACTACGGATTAGGAAACGTCAGTGACGCCTCTCTTGAGCAGGCGTTCAGCACATACGACCCGGACGCGGCAAGTTTTTGGAACGTAGGGCTCTTTGAAACGAAGTCTGCGGCCAAAACCTTCGGACAGAACACTGGTTACGTGAGTCTGGCTAACGGTGTCATTGGCGCCGTGGGTTCCATTGCGACGGGTTACTACAACTCTCGCATTCAGAAGGCACAGCAGGAGATGGCAATCCGCGTGCAGGAATACAACGCGCGGCAGGCCGAACGTGCGGCGCAGTCGGCGTTGATGTCGTCGAACTTCAAGATCGGTCAGATTAGCGAGAAGTTCGAGAAGGTGAAGTCCTCACAGAAGGCGGCGATGGCGGCGAACGGCATTGTGCTGGGCGTTGGGTCTGCGGCCGAAGTGACTGCTTCGACCGACATCAACAAGCGCCGGTCGATCGATAACCAGTATGCCAACGGTTACTCAGAGGTCTCCAAGTATCGGATGCAGGGCGTCAACGCCCAGTCGCAGGCGGCCGCTACCGCCGTAGGCGAAGTCAACGCTTTCCAAGGCTTGGGCAACGCCGCTACGGCCTTGGGCACGGGCATCAAGGACTACATCTATTACAACGACAAGAATTGGCTGAGGAGCGCATAAATGGCAGTACGAGTTGCTGATACCCCGGAAGTTTCTCCGCTTCCCGCGACGGAGCCGGGACCTGGCTATACGACGCCGAGGATCTTTGCCGTGGACTACACGGGCGAACCGCTGAAGGTCACGCAGACGCTTTCAGAAGCGGGTCGGCTTCGTGAGGAGGCTCGGCGAGCGGATGTGAAGCTTAAGGTTCAGGATGCCGTAACGCACTACCAGTTCGACCTTCGCCAGTACATGACAGCGGAGAAAGGGCCGCTGCAGAAGCAGGGGTCGCAGGTGCTCGGCAAAGATCTGGACGGCCGAGACTATCGGGTTCAGTTGGGCGAAGACGTCCGGTCGCTGCACGGGAACATCTCTGAGTTTTATGGGCTTACTGATGAGGAGCGGCAGGAGTTTGAGCGCCGAGTTCAGCCGACGGACAAAGAGGCGTTCGCACTGGCGGAAACACACTACACGAACGAAAAGCGCAGGTATGCGGTTGACGTGCAGAAGAATCGCGCCTCGGCCGCAGCTTTCAACATCGCCGAAGGCGGAAGTGTTACAGCGAACATGGCGGCTATTCGTGCCGCCGCAATCGAGCACGGCCACATTACCGGCATGGATGTTGACACGCCGTCGGGCCGCAGGGTTATTGACTCTGTGGTTAAGCAGGCTGTTGAGCAAGGTGTCAGCGCCTTCACCGATCGCCTGATCGCGGACAACAGACCGGAAGACGCTCAGCTCTATCTGTACAAAGCGTCCACAACCGGCGGTACGTCTGGAGAGTTCCTCCGTGCGCAGCGAGACAAGGTGGAGACGGCTTTGCAGGTGAAGCAGGCCAAGCTCCGGGCGGACAGCGCCGTCGCGGAGCTTAAGGCGGCCAGTACGCCGACGGGGCGGTTGGTTACGACGCTTATGGCGAACGGGGGCATTGCAGACTCGTGGGGGCGGGAGTATGCCAAGCACATGGGCGTGAAGAACTGGGACGAGCTCGATCAACGCAGGAAAGACAGCTACGTACGCGACGCAGTGGATGACCAGCTGCGGCAGTACGGGGGTGACCCGGATCTTGCAATCGCGGCCTCTATTGTGGGTGCACGCAACGACATGACGCCGGCCGAGACAAAGAAGTGGATGGACCAGAATATCGAGCTGGCCGTTGACAGCGGCGGCACAGCGCGGGACGTCATCAACTACTTAACTCCGGATGAAAAGGCGAGATTCACTCGAGCTAAGAACCGCTATGCCACAGAGTCGACGTACGACTTTGACCCGACATTCGAGCAGGTGTATGCGGCGATGAAGCGCCAGAACCCACACGGCCAGCCGGAAGAACTCATGGCGGCGGCAAAGCTCGGCTTCGAAAAGCTAAAACTCGAGCGTGCGCAGCAGAAGATCGTTTGGGGGGCGACGGTTCAGCAGGCTTTTGGCATTGTTCAGAACGGCGGAACCGTGCAAGACGTTATGACGATGCAGGGGTACAGCGACCTGCCGCCGTCGTTCAAGAATCATCTTGCTGCGGCTGCAGAGCGCATAACCAGCGGGGACATTGACAAGGTAGGCGATCCGGTTCTTTTTCAGGCGCTGAACAGCGACCCGACGAAGTTGGCCAGTTTGTCTGACGGGGAGTTC